GCCCATTACAGGACGATTGACAATTTAAAAGATGTATGGCCCAAAGATGTGCCATTTCCGATAGAATGGGATGGCAGTAGCCATTAGGGGGGCTGTGTCCCCCCTCTTTTTTAGGGGTAGCTATGGCAGTTGAAGACAAAGATGTAGCGGATTTCGTAAGTACGCTATTGCACAGCGGTACAGTTGCCCACTTTATGCACCTTGGCACAGACAGCCTTGGGGTGCATTTGGCGACTGGCGACTACTACACCACAATCATTGACTTGGTAGACCAGTTTGCCGAGGCATACATGGGTTGTTATGGGAAAAAGATAAAGAACTTCCCAGAGAACTTTCACAATGCCAAAGACCCCATGAAATACTTTGAAAGCCTATCAAAGTACGTGGAGACTAACCGCAAAGCCATGCCTGATGACACTCAATTGCAAAACATCATTGATGAAATTGCCCAATTGATTGATTCAACCCTATTCCGCTTGACGCTGAAATGATCAGGATATTTGCTGGTTATGACCCGAGAGAGGCTATTGGCTATCACGTTTTTTGCCAAAGTCTAATTGAAAGATCAACCGATGGGGTGGCAATAACCCCCCTATTTGGCAAGCAAAGGGACGGGACAAATGCCTTTACCTACCAAAGATTTTTAATTCCTTATTTTATGAAGTTTCAAGGACGGGCCATATTCCTAGACGGCGCTGATATGCTGATGCTGGGGGACATTGCCGAATTGGCCAAGCTGTATGACCCCACTAAGGCGGTGCAAGTGGTCAAACACGACTATCAGACCAAGCATCCGAGGAAATATATCGGCACACCGATGGAATCGGCAAATCGGGATTATCCGCGCAAAAACTGGTCAAGTTTAATACTTTGGAACTGCGCTCACCCCCGAAACGTGGTGTTAACCCCTGAGTTTATTGAGGAAAACAGCGGAGCAGACCTACACCGATTCGGTTGGTTGCCTGATTCACTTATCGGTGAAGTGCCGAGAGAATGGAACGTGCTGGTGGGTGAGCAAGACCATCTGCGAATCAAGATTGCCCACTACACGCTGGGAATCCCAGAATTTGAGTATTATGAAGATTGTGATTATGCTGAGGAATGGAAACGCACCAAAGGCAGAATGATCAACGGCCTAATAAAAATGAAGGATACTCAAGATGCCTAGCACTTCAAAGAAACAAGAGAAATTCATGGCGGCGGCGGCGCATAACCCTAAATTTGCAAAGATGGCGGGTATTCCTGTAAAAGTTGCCAAGGAATACAACAAAGCCGATCAAGCTAAAGCGCCGCCCAAAAAGTGAAAATTGTACAAAAAAAGGTTGACAGCCTTATTCCATACATAAAGAACAGTCGCACCCATTCTGCCGAACAGGTGGCACAAATTGCGGCAAGCATAAAAGAATTTGGCTGGACTAACCCGATTCTGGTAGACGGGACAAACGGCATCATTGCAGGGCATGGAAGGCTATTAGCCGCCCGTAAGCTGGGCTACAAGGACGTGCCTACCATTGAACTGTCGGAACTGACAGAAACCCAAAAGAAAGCCTACATCATTGCCGACAACAGGCTGGCGCTAAACGCTGGCTGGGACAATGAAATGCTGACCATTGAGCTTAACGACTTGCTGGCAGACGGGTTTGCTTTGGAAATGCTGGGTTTTGACCCCAAAGAGTTAAGCGCATTGCTTGAGCCAGAGGTCATTGAGGGCTTAACGGACGAGGACGCTGTGCCTGATGTGCCTGACGAGCCGACCACTAAGCTGGGCGACATTTACCAGTTGGGCAAGCATCGATTGATGTGTGGCGATTCGTGCAGTCTTACCGACATGGAAAAACTGTGCGATGGTCAGCCTGTAGATATGTGGCTAACAGACCCTCCATACAATGTCGCCTATGAAGGCAAGACCAAAGAAGCACTCAAAATTCAAAATGACAGCATGGGTGACGATCAGTTCCGTCAGTTCTTACGGGATGCGTATGTAACGGCTGATCTAGTAATGAAGGCTGGTGCAGTTTTCTATATCTGGCATGCCGATTCAGAAGGTTATAACTTTCGGGGCGCAGCACACGATGCTGGGTGGAAAGTACGCCAATGCTTAATTTGGAAAAAGTCCACTATGGTCATGGGTCGACAAGATTATCATTGGAAGCATGAACCTTGCCTTTATGGGTGGAAGGAAGGCGCAGGACACCTTTGGGCGACAGACCGAAAACAAACTACCATTTTGGAGTTTGATAAGCCTAGCCGTAATGGGGAACATCCAACCATGAAACCCGTTGCTTTATTTGAATACCAAATGCTCAATAACACCAAAGGTGGCGACATTGTGCTGGATTCATTTGGTGGAAGCGGGACAACAATGCTGGCCGCTGAAAAGCATGGACGCTACGCCCGTCTGATGGAGTTAGACCCTAAATATTGCGATGTGATCGTAAAGCGATGGGAAGACTTCACAGGCAAAAAGGCCGTGCTATTGACAGAAGTAACCGAAATTGCATAAGATTTGGTTAAATTCCCCTTTATAAAATGAATATCACTCATAAGCCAACCGCCGAAACCTGTAGATTGGTTGAATCCAGTAGCGGGTTGGGCTTGCCGCATGAATCAATAGCGGTGCTTATAGGCATAGATGACAAGACCTTACGCAAGCATTACCGCCATGAGTTAGACATGGGCAAGGCTAAAGCCAATGGACAGATTGCCAAGACGCTGTTTAGCAAAGCCACCGCCGGAGACACCACGGCACTTATTTGGTGGACTAAAACACAAATGCGGTGGGCCGAGACAGTTAAGCAAGAGGTTACAGGCGCAGACGGCAAGGACTTGGTGATCAAGTGGGCAGCAGAGAAATAATCCTCCCTTACGCGCCCCGTAATGCGTTTATGCCCTTTCACTTGAGGACAGAGCGCTGGTCATGCTTGGTGGCACATAGACGGGCTGGGAAGACAGTAGCCGCCATAAACGACTTGATCAAACGGGCCATAACTGAGGGCAACAGGCAAGCCCAGTATGCTTACATTGCCCCATTCAGAAGTCAGGCCAAGCGGGTGGCATGGGATTACATCAAGTATTACGCTGCACCGATAACCAAATCCACTAATGAAAGCGACCTGATGGTGGAACTGGTCAATGGGGCAAAGATCATGCTATTTGGGTCAGATAATGCCGATGCCATGCGGGGATTAGGATTTAACGGGGTTTATCTTGACGAATATGGCGACTTTAAACCTAGCGTTTGGGGTAATGTCATACGGCCTACGCTGTCAGACCGATTGGGCTGGGCGGTGTTTGGAGGCACTCCCAAGGGTAAAAACCAGTTTCATGACATATACAGGGTCAGTCAGGCAACGCCAGATTGGTTTTTGCTGAGACTACCGGCATCAGTTTCTAAGCTATTGCCGGACACAGAACTAAGAGCCGCCCGAGAGCAATTAAGCCAAGACCAGTACGATCAAGAATATGAATGCTCATTTGATGCCGCCATTTTGGGGGCGTTCTACGGGTTGGAGATGCGCCGAGTAGATGAAGAGGGGCGTATCAAAGAGTTGCCATTTGAGCCAGAAAGCCCGGTTTACAGCGCTTGGGACTTGGGTTACCGAGATGACACCGCAATTTGGTTCTACCAAGTGGTCAGGGGCGAAATCAGGGTTATGGACTATTATTCGGTCAGCGGCGCCAGCATCGAGGAAATATGCCAAGCCGTGATTGACAAAGGGTATATCTACACCCGGCATTGGTTGCCCCATGACGCACGGGCCAAGACCTTGGCAAGCGGTGGAAAGTCAATCATTGAGCAGTTAGCCGAGCATTTGGGCATGAGCAAGCTGGCAATCGTTCCCGAGATTGGGGTGCAAGACGGCATCCAAGCGGTGCGGATGGTGCTACCCCGGTGCTGGTTTGATCCAAGCTGTGACGAGGGGCTTGAGGCGCTGAGACAATATCAGCGGGAATATGATGAGGACAAGAAGGCTTTTCGACAAAATCCCCGCCATGACTGGTGTTCTCACCCAGCAGATGCCTTTAGAATGCTTGCAGTAGCCTATAAAGTTGAGGCTAAAGACGAAAGACCGCCCAAGGGCAAGACCCTACAAACCATCACACTTGATGAACTGTGGGATTATGAGACCGAATACAGACAGGAGCAGCGAATATGAGCCAACCAGTAGCCGAAGTCGGTGGGTACAAAAACATCACAGAAACGGGCGCGGTCACTCCCGGCCCATGTCAGTTGATTGGGTTTTACGTTAACAGCACCACGAGTGGCACTCTGGTGCTACGCAACGGCGGCGCAAGCGGTGAGGTCATGTCTGGCACGATTACCCCGGCAATTGGTTTTCACCGATTCCCCGCGAATGTGGGTGTTAGTTTGTATGCCACGATTGCTGGCACGGCTTTAAATGTGACCTTCTTCTTTGCAGCGGGTAGCTGATGGCCTCCTACGAAGACGCATATCAGGGGGAAGACCCCGGCCCGTTTTGGCATGACCAGATCGAAAAAGCTACTAAGATTTTCGACAAATGGGAAAAGCGCGGACACAAGGTAGTTAAACGCTTTAGGGATGAGCGAGATGCGGTAGAAATGCCGCGCATGAAGTTCAACATCCTTTGGTCAAACATCCAAGTGCTTTTTCCCGCGCTGTATGGCAGACAAGCCAAGCCCGAGGTTTCCCGGCGCTACATGGATCAAGACCCCGTAGGCCGTTTGGCCTCAACCATGCTTGAGCGCGTCATGGAGTACGAGGTTACCCAATTTGGGGACTTTGACGCTGCTATGCAGGGCGCGGTGCAAGACCGATTGCTACCGGGACGGGGCACGGCGTGGATTCGCTACGAACCGATCATTACCGGGCCAGAGCCTACAGAGTACATGGGTGAAGTTGAGGCCGATGAAGGCGCAACCATTAGCAATGCGGAGGAAATAGAACAGATTGATGCGGCGCACAGTCCCATTGATTACGTCTATTGGTGCGACTTTATCCACAGCCCAGCCCGTACATGGGATGAGGTCTGGTGGGTGGCCCGTGCGGTCTACATGACCAAAGAAGAGGGCACAGAGCGCTTTGGGGATGTGTTTAAAAACGTGGGGATGACCTCCGAAAACACAGACATGGACGGCAAGAATCCTCAGACTGCCAAACAGGGTTACGACAAAAAGGCCAAGGTTTACGAGATTTGGAACAAGCGCACCATGAAAGTGTGCTGGGTTGCCAAAGGTTATCCACAGGCTTTAGATGAGCGTGATGACCCGTTGGAATTGGAAGAATTCTTCCCATGCCCTCGGCCTTTGCTGGCAACCACCACCACCGGGACAATGATTCCCGTGCCGGACTACTGCCAGTATGAAGACCAAGCCCAAGAACTTGATAACCTGACTCAGCGCATATTCTTGCTTACAAAAGCCTGTAAAGCTGTAGGTGTGTTTAATGCCGAATTTAAGGAATTGGGCCGACTGTTTACCGAAGGGGTGGACAACAAGCTATTCCCCGTGACGGGTTGGGCCGCAATGAGCGAAAAGGGCGGTTTGAAGGGTGCTATCAATATGATGGACACCAGCCAGATCGTTGCAACGCTGGCGCAGTTGTACGGGGCGCGGGAACAGGTCAAGCAGATCATTTATGAGATTTGCGGTATTAGCGACATTTTGCGGGGCGCAAGCAAAGCACAGGAAACTCTGGGTGCTCAACAGCTAAAAGCCAACTTTGGCAGCTTAAGACTGAAAAGCAGTCAGGGCGATGTGGCCCGGTTTGCGTCCGACATATTCAAACTCAAAGCGCAGATTATCTGTAAGTTTTATCCGCCTGAGTTGATTGTGGAAATGTCTGGGGTGATGAATACCCCAGAGGGCCAAGACCCGCAATTGTTGCAAGCCGCCATCCAGATGCTGTCCAGCGGGACGATTCGGGATTACCACATAGCTGTGGAGAGCGATTCCCTAGCCCAGATTGATGACCAAGCTGAAAAGCAAAACGCACAAGAAGCAATTGGCGCTATTGGTGGGTTCTTGCAAAACACTTTGCCGATGGTGCAAGGTGCGCCCGAATTGTTGCCGATGGCCTCAGAGATGCTTTTGTTTATGGTTCGCCGATACCGCGCAGGGCGTGGGTTGGAAAGCGCTATTGAACAGGCTATGAAACAGCTACAGGTTAAGGCGCAACAGGCTATGGCACAGCCCCCGCAAAATCCTGAGATGATGAAGATGCAAGCCGAGCAACAGGCCGAGCAAATGCGGATGCAAGCCCAAGCGCAAGGTGAGCAGATGAAAATGCAAGCCGAGATGCAATTGGCACAGGCTAACGCCCAGCTTGAGATGCAAATGCAACAGGCCAAAACTCAAGCGGATATGCAATTGGAGCAGATGAAAGAGCAATTCCAGCAGGCTATGGCTAACCAAGAATTGCAAATCAAAGCCCGAGAGATGCAAGGCCGCGAGGAATATGACCGCTGGAAAGCTGAACTAGATGCGGCAACCAGAATCATGGTGGCCCAGATTGGCGCTAAAGCAGGGCTTGATCAAGCGGCATTGAGCGCACAATTGGCGGCGGCAGAGGAAATTGATGCAACCCTTGGGGATGGCATGAGCGAGGCAATCAACCGCCTAGCCGATATGCACGGGCAGACGCTGGGACAGATCACCGGGGTCATGCAAGCTATATCTGCACCTAAGCGGATTGTCCGAGGCCCAGATGGTAGAGCAGCGGGTGTTGAGTTGATCACATGAGTTTGGTTCTTCTTGACCGGGTGCGGGAAACCACAACCACAACAGGATCAGGCACATTAACGCTGGATGGGGCGGTTACGGGGTTTCAAGGCTTTTCAGCGCTTGGCAACGGCAACACCACTTATTACACAATCCAAGGCACTACCCAATGGGAGGTAGGCATTGGCACTTATACGGCGGGGACACTTAGCCGGGATACTGTCATCAGTTCGAGCGCTGGCGGGTCAAAGCTGACCCTAACAGACGGGACAAAAGACGTATTTGTAACCCTGCCTGCTGAAAAATTGGTAATTTCGGTAGCTGGGCGCACGGGTGAGGTCTCGTTAAGCAATACTGATATTAGCGGTTTGGGAACAATGTCAACGCAAAATGCCAATGCGGTGGCTATTGCTGGGGGAACGGCAAGCCTAACAAGCCTAACAACAGCAACCATACAAGCTACAAATTCGGCTGGTTTATCCCTTAAAAATTCAGCGGGGACAACCCAGATCAACATGGGGGCTGGCGGCGGCGACAATCTTTCGTTAAATGTTTCAACAAACATTAACGGCATAAATGCCCAAGTAGACATAAGTCCAACGGGTACGGGCCATGTACACATGAAACCATCTGGAACGGGATCGGTAGAGATTGCGCCTACAAATGCCGGGACGATTGACAACATTACCATTGGTGCAACAACCCCAAAAAATGGCAGTTTTGTTGATTTGAGTGTTACGGGCATAACCAGTTTTGATGGCAGTCAGGGCACATCTGGGCAAGTTTTAACCTCTGCTGGCGCTGGCGCTACGCCTACTTGGACTACACCGACATCGGGCACAGTCACATCGGTATCTGGAACTTCCCCGGTTGCATCATCTGGTGGCGCTACCCCTGCCATTAGCTTATCGTCAGCTTACGGCGACACGCTAAACCCTTACGCTGTCAAAACAGCAAAGTATTTTTTAGCCGCACCCAATGGCGCAGATGGTGTGCCTGTATTTCGATTGATCGTAGCCTCAGACATTCCAACCCTAAACCAAAACACCACGGGCACGGCATCTAATGTCACCGGGACTGTGGCGGTGGCTAATGGCGGTACGGGCGGCACAACCGCAGCAGATGCCAGAACTAACCTTACGGCGGCAAAAAGTGGGGCAAACACAGATATAACCTCAATAGGCTTGACCACGGGCACAATATCCACAGCCCCAAGCGCCGCGACTGATATTGTCAATAAAACATACGCCGATGGACTGACTGCCAAATGGGGTGCATAAGTGTTTGGATATGCGGCCTTTGCTGAATTACCCTTTGCCACGATAGGCGCGGCGATAGAGCCGCCACCCCAAGAGGTGATGCTGGGTGGGCACTTTGGCTTTGATGAGCGCGACAAGGACACTAAAAAGGTCAGGGAAGAAGAGGAAAAGCGCCGGGTAAAGATCAAACCGGCACTCTTTGGCCTTCCCCCCGAGGAACGGGAACTCATTACCACCGCCCCCGAGCAAACAATCATGCTTGCGGCGCAGACAGAAATAAACTACGATAGAGTCATGCAGGAGATCGCGCAAATATCCGCAAGGATAGAATTTGAGCGTGACGAGCAAGATATTGAGGATTTATTGGAGTTTCTTTGAGAACTACTTGGGTTTATCCATCTGACGGCACAGAGCCGTATGAAAAGCACAATGCGCCCATGAACGAGGGTTTAATGGTCTATGGGGACTTTAAGCCATTTCGATCCCCAGATGGGGCAATGATCATGGGCAAGGCCCAATGGCGCGAGCATCTTAAAAAGACAGATTCCATCGAGATGGGCCATTCGGATGTGAAATATGCACAGCAAGAATGGAACAAGAAAAAGGAACAGCACCGAGACCGATTAAAGGGCCAAGTGGCTATGGTTCAAGAATTTGACCGCCCCGGTGCGCTTATTCCTCCGCATAAAATGTCCAACTTGAATGTGGAAATGGCAAATCGGTTGCATAATCGGCCTATGCCAGAGCGCAAAGAAATGATTAAAATGACCCTAGACCAAATGAAAAGGATGAGGTAAATGGAAAACGAAGTTGTCGCACCCGACACAGTAGAAACACCAACACCCGAAACCCCGTCAGTAGAGACCCAAGCGGTAGAAGAACCGCAAAGCCGTGCGGACACTATCCGCGAGGCATTATCTAAAAACCCCACCAATCGGGGTAAACACGCAGCAAGCCAGCCCCGTGAATCGGGCAAGTTTGCGCCTAAAGAACCCAAATTCCCAACCGCTGATGCGCCAACCCGCGCAGAAATGCCCAAGTCATTGCGGCTTGAGTTAAAAGATCATTGGGAAAAAGCCCCGCCCGAACTCCAACAAGCCATTGCCCAGCGTGAGGCCGACTTTGAGCGCGGTATTAATACCTATAAAAGCCGGGATGCCGAGGCCAAGGCAATAACTGAGTTATTCCAGCCCTATGAGTGGATGCTGAGAAACGAGAATGCAACCCCAGCAACGGCAATTGGGCCATTGCTCCAAACGGCGGCATTGCTGAGAACGGGCACTCCACAGCAGAAAAGCCAAGCTGTAGCCCAGATGATCCAGCAGTTTCAGATTCCTTTGGATCAAGTGGCATCCTATTTTGGCGGTGAGCAACCACAGCCCCAAGATAATCAATATAATCAGTTAGCGCAACAGGTACAACAGCTTACGCAACACATCACGCAAAGCCAGTACCAAGCGCAGAAACAGAATGAAAGCCGGGCACTCTCGGTAATCCAGCAGTTTGCGAGCGACCCCGCAAACGTGCATTTTGAGGCAGTCTCTGACCGAATGTTGCAGCTTCTCCAAGCGCCACAAGTGTTAGGTGACACAAGTCAAATGTCAGAACGCGAGAAATTGCAACTGGCTTATGACACGGCGGTAAGGCTTGATCCAACCACGGCGCAACAGATATATGCTCAACAGCAACAATCTATGCAAGCGGCAAATCAAGTCCAAAGAGCAAAAACGGCGGCAGTACAAGTGAGGGGCGCACCGAGCGCATCTCCGAGTTTTGTCACAAATCAATCTGACAGACGAGCCGTGATAGCCAATGCGCTCCGGCAAGTCGGTTAAAAAGGAGTAAAGTTATGGCATACGCCAATAGTAATTACTCAGACGTTTTGGCAACCACCATTGAATCACGCTCCGGCATCGTTGCCGACAACGTGACCAAAAACAATGCGTTGCTGACCCGTCTGCGCGAGAAAGGCCGTTACAAGCCCTTCTCTGGTGGTTCGACAATCTTGCAAGAGTTGTCATTCCAAGCAAACAGCACAGCCATGTATTACTCGGGCGCTGAAACGTTGAACATTTCCCCTGCGGATGTGATCAGCGCGGCACAGTTCCCGATTAAACAGGCAGCGGTTGCGGTCACGATCAATGGCCTTGAAATGTTGCAAAACAGCGGCGAAGAGCAAATTATTGATTTGTTTGATGCCCGTTTGGACGTTGCAGAGGCATCCATTGAGAACTTGATCTCGACTGGTATCTACTCGGACGGCACAGCCAACAACGGCAAGCAGATTACTGGTCTGCAAGCTATGGTGGTTGCAAGCCCAAGCACGGGTGTGGTTGGCGGTATTGACCGGGCTACTTGGTCATTCTGGCAAAACCAGACTTTTGACTTTTCCGGCGACCTCGGCGCAAGCGCATCTAGTTCCAACATCCAGACTGGTTTTAACCGCCTGTATGCCAAAACTAGTCGCGGCAGCGATGTTGTTGACTTGATCCTGTTGGATAACAACTTGTGGGGATTCTTTATGTCTTCCCTGCAAAACATCCAGCGTTTCCCCGGTTCATCGAAGATGGCAGAACTTGGTTTTGTTGCATCAAAGTACATGAACGCTGATGTGGTCTTGGACGGCGGTATTGGCGGCAACATTCCGACCTCTACTGGTTATTTCCTTAACACGAAATACATTTTCTTCCGACCCCACCAGAACCGCAATTTCGTCCCAATCGGCGATGAGCGTATGAGTACCAACCAAGATGCCATCGTGCGCTTGATTGGCTGGGCTGGCAATATGACTGCCTCGGGACTTCAGTTCCAAGGCATCATGACCGAATAAGGAGTAATCAAAATGGCAGATTACGTAACAGACGGCAAAATTGGCATTGACTTGACGGCAACCTATGCGTCAACCTCTGCTGGTTCTACGACTCTTTTCCCGGTTACTCCGGGAACTCGGGTTACCACCTCCAACAACGGCGTTTATATTTTCGCCCGTGCGGAATCCGACATTGCGGCTTATGACGCTGTGATTATGAGCACATACGCAGATTCAGCGAGTTCTACTCCTGTTCTCCGCGCTGTGCCTGTCACAACGACAAACGCTAAAGATTTGGGTTT